GTATGAATAGCGGCGTCCGGATGTTGTTAAGTGGGTTTGGGATATCAAATAGTGACATCCAGCGCTTAAACATCGAACTGATGCGCGAAGAACAGACTGCCCAACTATTAAATCCGTTGCCGGAAATTAAGCCAGCATTTACACCAAACTGGCCCGAAATTGAATTACCTGATGGCGCTGAATATATTCATGAAATTTCGCCTGACACCATGTCAACCAATCTCGAAAAAGGCATTAATATGCTGGCTGACCGAGACTTGCTGCATTGGACCGACTGGGCATATACGACCAAAGATTTTAAATTTCGCAAACGTATGATTTTACCGTATCGTTACAAGGGAGTTCTAGTAGGCCACAATGCAAGGTACATTGGCACGCCTCCCAATCACGATACACCAAAATATATGCTAAATAAACCTCCAGGGTATGTGTTTAATCTCGACGAACAGACACCTGACAGAAATATTGTAATTGTACTTGAGGGTGACTTTGACGCCTTAAGTATAGGTGGAGTTAGCCTAGGCAGTAATAGCCTCAGTGAAGAACAAGCTAGCCTCATCAACCAACTTAAAAAGAAAACGATCTTGTTGCCAGATGCAGACCATGCTGGTAATGAATTGATTGCCCCTGCCATACGCGAAGGATGGTCTGTTGCATTTCCAGAGTGGATGGAAACGCACAAAGACGCTAACAGCGCGGCAATAGAATATGGCAGGGCATTTGTATTACATAGCGTCATACAGAGTGCTATCAGCAACCCAACAAAGATAAAAGTATTAGCAAAAAAATATTTGCGCGGATGATAAAAGGAATATAAATGGCAGAAGAATATAATATTGAATTACAGCGACTTTACTTAGAATTTCTGGTAAGCGACCATGAATTATTTGTGCGTTGTAATTCTATTTTAGACGAAGTGTATTTTGATCGTGGTATCCGTGAAAGTGTCAAATTTGTCCGAGAGTATGCGAATGAATATGGTGCAGTGCCAGAACTCATGCAAATTAAAGCCAAGACTGGTTTGGACATGCAAGACATTGGTAAAGCTGGCAGTGAGCATCGCAAGTGGTTCTTAGACGATTTTGAGAAGTTTTGTAGACATAAGGCACTAGAACGCGCAATCCTAGCATCGACTGATAAGCTGGAAAAAAAAGAATATGGTGCAGTTGAAGAACTGATTAAAAATGCGGTACAAATTGGTTTGGCCAAAGAGTTAGGCACAAACTATTGGGAAGACCCTGCGGCAAGACTCCAGCGCATTATGGATAAAAAAGGTGGTACCAGCACTGGTTGGACTACAGTAGATCATCATTTGTATGGCGGATTTAACCGAGGCGAATTGAATATTTTTGCTGGTGGATCAGGTGCAGGCAAAAGCTTATTTTTACAAAACTTGGCATTGAATTGGGTTGAAAAAGGCTACAACGTGTTATACGTTAGTCTGGAACTTAGCGAAGACTTATGTGGGATGCGACTAGACAGCATGCTCACTGGTTATAGCACTAAGCAACTTTTCAAGAATATGGACGATGTCGCTCTTAAAATTGCCATAAAAGGTAAAAGGTCTGGGAAGTTGCAATTAGTGCAACTTCCAAACGGCATCAACGTAAACGATCTCAAAGCATACATCAAAGAATACCAAATTCAGAACAATATCACCGTAGACTGTGTATTACTGGATTATTTGGACTTGATGAACCCCGCAAAGGTAAAAATCTCAAGTGACAACATTTCGCAAAAAGACAAGCACGTATCAGAAGAATTGCGCAACTTTGCAATGGAAGGTGACTATTTGTTTGCTACGGCATCACAGCTTAATCGTGGCGCGGTTGATGAGGTCGAATTTGACCACAGTCACATTGCGGGTGGCCTGAGTAAAATTCAGACAGCAGATAACGTAGTAGGTATTTTCAGTAGTCGTGCAATGCGTGAGCGAGGCAGGGTGCAAATTCAGTTTATGAAAACACGCTCTAGTTCCGGTGTCGGTAATAAAGTTGATCTGGGGTTTGATGTGGATAGTTTGCGTATTCGCGATCTAGAAGAAGACGAAGATGATGCAGAAACACATACAAGTAATGGGTTATATGCCTCCCTCAGTAAAACGGAGGGCGGAAAGGTCAGTGGCCCAGCATCAGAGGTCACCGCCACGGTTACCAGTGGCGATACGTTGAAGGCTATGCTACGTCGAACTGAATGATAAATTCATAAATACTACTACTAGAAAAAGGACTCCATAATGGCCAAACGCACTCGCAGTATATTAGAGGAAATCAGTCGCATTGATGTCCATAAAGACAAAGAGTATTTCATTGAAAGCAAAGCCGTTAATATTATTGCAGGAACTCAAAATCTGCTACATTTGATCAGTGAAACATATGATGAAGAGACCGCACAGGACTTGACAAAGCGCTTATTAAATGCTATACGTACACAAGACCCCAAAAAATTTGAACGCGGCATTCGTCGTGTAAACGAGAACCAAACTAAAAAGTAAGGATTGTGATATGAAGGGTGAAGATATTGTCAGTGATGGCAAGCCACGCATTAATGCACGGAATGTACGCAAAGCCAGTGCAGGTTTCACTAAACTTAAAGAACATGGAATGGAAGGGGTAGGGGCAATTCACGTCAGTGAAATTGCGCCTACATTGGCTAGACTTGAAAAGGACTTGGGCGTTGATTTGCAAAACAACGTACTGGGATCGGTTGGCAAAAAAGAGTTTAGCGGCGATATTGACGTGGCCATGATGATTCCTGATGACGAAATTGCAGAATTTATTAAAAAAGTCAGTACCAGTGACATTGTAGAACTTGCCCGACGAGGACCATTGGTGGTCATTTCCCGTGTTAAAATTCAAAATTATGATCCTACATTGGTAACTGACAACACCCGCACGGGTTATGTACAGGTTGATTTTATGATTGACCAAGACCCTGCATGGCTCAAAACATTTTACCATAGCCCTACAGAGACTGAGAGCAACTATAAAGGCGCACACCGGAACATTGCGCTGGGTGCCCTCACCAAACACGTTGACCCTATTTCCAGCAAAGAAAAGACCATTGACGGTCGCCCCCTTGAAATTGAGCGTTTCATGTTCAGTAGCAAGAAAGGGCTTGTGCGGGTTATTCGTAAGCCTGTCCCCAAAAAGAATGGAGACGGGTATACCAAGGCATGGACAAACAAAGTCATTGCTGGTCCATGGAAAACAGGCGACGAAATCGCCGCAAAGCTAAATCTCGGAACAGCCGCAGACTTGAACAGCTTCGAAACTGTCTTCGCGGCGATCAAACAAAATCTTGGAACTAAGATTGCGTCCAAAGTCGCCAATGACCTGTCAAATGACAAATGGATACAAAATGCAGGGCTGCCGGATGAGGCTAAAGAATACCTATGAGCCATATAGCAAATATGCCTAAAAAGGGCCGCGATCTTAATCATCTTGAAGATTATGTATTTTTCTATGGCAGTCATGGCACAAAAGAAGCCATTGACATTCTGATGGATATGACCAGTGGCACACATGATATTAGCCTCAAGTGGGATGGCAAAGTTGCATTGTTCTATGGTCGAGACGCAAACGGAGTGTTTCAGATGGGAACACGCGGCAACTGGGCAAAAGATATGCCAGCGACAAGCGCACAGGGCATACATGACTATATCATGCAAACAGGTAAGGGTGAAAGCTTTCGTCCTGCAATGGCCCGCGATCTACAAATACTTTTCCCATACTTGGAAGCGTCCGTACCACTGAATTTTTCTGGCTTTGTCATGGGTGATTTATTATTCTCGCCATATATGTCTCCCGCACTCAGAACGGCAAATGGCATCGAGTTCACGCCCAACCAAGTCACGTACACTGTTAATCCACAATCTCTTATTGGCGATCAAATTAACAACGCCGTCTGTGGGATGGCCTTGCATGCACAATTTCCAGAGTGGAAATCTAATGAGAGTATCCCGCTCGACAACAAGACCGTCGCCGCACTACACACAACTGATGTCTACGTGACTGGGCAGAATTATTCGCATGTCCGCCCACAGGTAGGCTTATGTGTATTATACCAATTGAAGGCATTGGCCGCAAAGAATAATCAATTACTCGATGCCCTAATAGCAAAACGATTGGGGTTGAGTGATGTTTCGGACATCATTTACACATTCAATAACCAAACAATGCGATCAGGTGGGAATGTACTGTCTCCCGCTGTATTTTTTGAATGGTTATCACGTTCTAAGATAAGTAATGGTAAGCAATCCAAACTATTGGATATGGGCCAAAATGAGCACCAGTCTTTTTCTGCAATGTTTGATCTATTCAACGCAGTGGCCGCAACAAAGAATGATATTATATCACAGCTAGATGCTGGTGAGACTGATATCAAGACATCAACGAATGGTGTACGAGGAGGCGAAGGCTACGTGAGCTTGAAGCACAAGGTTAAACTTGTACCAAGAACTACATGGCGTCCTCAGTAGACAGAATAGAAAGATCACAATGACATTAAACCTTTCCCTTATAACAGACTTAACAGAGAGTCGACAATATCGCAGCAAGCAAGCTTTCAAACAAACAAATGCCCGTGTAGTGTGTGATTCTGCTTTCATGGATATGATTGCTATTTGGATCATGTACAACGAATTTGAAACCGCGCCAATTGCCAGATCATACGCCGCAAAAACAGCAACATATGGTCGTTTCACAAATTTCCGACAGGCTAGCACTGATTTATATCTTAGTCTGCATGTCATTACTGAGCGCAAAAGTAGCTTGCTTGGTTCTAATGCGGACGCCACCTTATTGGATAGGGTACAACTAGATGTCAGAAATGTTGTCCGTTACTTGCGCAACGCAAGTGGCAATAAGTTGACGTCACCATATGTCCGTCAAACCTTGCAGCGCATGGAACATGCATTACACATTGAAAACTCAAATTATCGTTCGGTTCGTCGTTTGGCACAAAGCTGGCCAACATTGAATTCTGGACAAAAGCGCACAGTATTGACACGTATGGTATATTTTTATAAGATGCATGCACGGCGCAGCGAGATTGGCGGCTACATTATTGCGTTAGCCAAGGCCAATAATTTCATTGATCCCAGTGCAAAAAATCCAGAGACCAGTAAACTTAAAAAAGCTGCCATCATTGGTGCAGCTGGTGTCGCAGGGTTTGCTACCGGATACCAAATAGGAAAAAGTCTAATATGACCTTTCGTGTGACCGCACGCACATTGGTTGACATTACTGATACAGGGGTTCGCCGTGTCAGGGACAGTAACACAAGAGAGTACCACCAACAACAAAATCTTAATGTGTTGGTGCAAACGATAGGATTACGTACACAGATATTTGATCCAGTAGTGACCCCTTATTCTGATGCACAGTTAGATGCAGAACTGGCCGAAATGTTTGGCCATGATAACGCAGTTGTGTGGAGCCTCACGTTCAATGTAGAAACTGAAGCTATTTGGAATGAAGGAACTGACGATCTTGCACTACTCAAACAAGATGTCCACGGCGTAGCATTTACCAGTGATCTTGACAATACTGTTGAGTTTCCTGTCAACATATTTGACACCACAGACAACGTAAATATTATCTTCCAAGTCAGTTAAGTGCTAGCTTATTTTTAAGCGCCCATCCAATAAATATGATGGTAGGAAGAATAAATGTCAAATGCGTATAACAGTGAATTAGAAAAAACAAATCTGGAAGTTCATGTTGACATGTCGCGCCAGCGCTACGCAATCATGTCCGAAAAAGTTGAGACTATTGACGAACGGATGGATGCAATTATGAATGACCTAGTCGAGTTCCGCAAGGAACATGCAGTCAATATGAACCAGATTCGCGAAGAAAACGCAGCTAACGCACAGGGCACCAATAAATTATTTGTGGGCGCGGCAGCAACGGTAATAGGCGGTTTGCTGAGCACTATCATCGTATTGTTAGTCGCGTTTATGTAACACGTCTCCTGACGTTTTATATAAATACCATAAAGGATAACTGCATGAAAATGAGTGACATCATAAATGAATCAGAATCATTGGTGGAAACTAAAATGGTATGGGCAAAGCGCGGCAACAAGGTTGCTCGTAAGTACCGTTGCACCTTTGGCAAACGTAAGGGTAGGGTAGTAGCTAATCCGAGTCAATGCAGCAAACCAGTTGACATGAAGAAACGGTTCACCTTACGTAGGACAAAAGCACAAAAGGGTGGTCGAATGGCCCGTAAGGCGCAACGAACAAAGCGCACAAATCCGGCATCTAAAATGGTAAAGGCGTTAAATCGATGAAATTATTTGAAGACATGAAAGAACTTGGCGGAACGGTCCACGATGCTATCCAGCATATGGTCAATAATATGTTCAGTGAAGAATTAGACGATGAACAGATCGTTGAAATTATCGATAAGTTGAGCCTCAGTGACATCTTGGCGTTAGATACTGCTTATAGTGCAGGCAATAAAGAAGCCGTACAGAATATTTTAGGCCCGCTACCGCAATTAGAATATAATATGGGTGGTGGCAGGCAGGCTACCAGCAACGCCGCCTCACGTCCTACCACGTCTGGCGCAGTCAAAAAAGCTGATGCACAGGCCGCACCTGCATCAGACGAGGCACCGTCTACATATTCACGCGGAAGTCAACCAGCAGCAACTCCTTCCAAATATTCTGGCGGTAATCAAAATGTAGCACCAGTTGTTGCCGCACCAAATGAACCCGAAGAAGAAGAATTAGAAGAAGAAGTTGACGAAGCCGAGGAATACACTGACTGGGTATTGTGCAATAATGATAGCCCCACAGAAGAAGTAACTGAGACCAATATTGTAGAAATGCAAGCATGGTTGAAACGTCGTGCAGGAATTGTCACATGAGATCAATAGTCACAAAAGGCGGTTTTCCAACATTTGTGTCGACTGAGGAATTTGACTTTATTGAAAGCATCTCGGAAACTACTTACAAAAGTAAATTGGACGAACGGCAAGCAGAGTTAGCTAAAGTGTTGACCAGTCGCGGTCTACTAAGTAGATACAGTGATCCAGCCAAGGGTATATATTACACCCGCAACCAGAATGCGGGCATATGATTCCGGCGGGCGCAACCATTAAAATGTATTATCAAGAGGATGAAACCAAATGACTCAACAAGAAAACACAAATGCAATGGCCGACATTATGGGCAAGTTAAACAATGTGCAAGCGGGTATTCCAAATAAAAAATCAGCAGCAGGCTCCGACGATGTTGGTGCCATGGCTGATGTATTGCGTAAATTGCAAGACATTTCTGGCACAGTGGCACAAGGTGTCGTCGCTGAAAGCAAGACCAATCCAGAATTGAATGCTGCGGTCAATACCCAGCGCACGGCCACAGGTGTTACCATATCAAGGTATGATATCCGCACACAAAAGAAAACAGTGCAAGAAGGCCTGCAAAAAACATTTTACTACATTGTCGATAATAGCACGGGTGACGTCATTTATGACGACCTTGGTTTATTTGAAAGTGCAATGGGAATCGTAAAACATAAACTATACACCGAAAATGACAGTAGTGTACAGCGTATTTTAGACTTAGATCAAGAATATGTAGGTATAATGATGGAAACTTATGGCTATAAACGCCGCCTCAAACGAATTGATGAGAGTTCCGTACAATTTGATGTTACGTCTGCAAAATATAGCAACAGTAAGACCAAATTAAGCTTGACTAAAACAAAGCTATTGAAGGCATTGTAAAGTTAAGTTTTGCATAAATATAATATATAGAAATACGGAGATCGAACATGATTTTGAAAGAATTTACCACGCACAATGCCAGTAAGCTAGTGAAGCTTACAACGGCACTTGCAGAAAACTACGACTACAATATTAACTTGAGCAGCATGACATCTGATCGCGCCGCACGGATTGCTGACAAGGCAAGACTTAAGGTCACGGAAACTCGCGACAGCAATAAACGCATCAAGTTTGCTATGATTGCAGAAAGTCTGGAACTTTGGATGCAAGCAAATGTTCAAACTGAACTTACAGCATTCAATCTTTCTGAAGGCCTAGGAGACGATGATCTAGAAGCCTCAAAAGTCATTCTTGCTGCCCAAGAACTTAACGACAAAATTCAGAGTATGATCGAAGACGCCGCTAAAATGCAAGTCCAAGACCTACTTCCTATTGTTGACGCAATGAAAAGTGAACTTGGACAAGCAGAATCCGACGCATTCGCACAAAGTGCAGACGCCGCAATCGGTAATCTGGTTGAAGCACTTAAAAATGCCAAAACAGAATATGGCAATGCCATTTCAACAGCACAGGGCAATGAAGTTGCTACTGACATGGATGACTTTGGTATGGGTATGGACGACGGTATGGGCATGGATGACGAATTAGGCATGGATGACGAATTAGGCATGGATGATGAATTAGGCATGGATGACGAATTTGCGGGTGACGATTCCGCTGGTGGCGACTCCGACCCAACTGGCCGTGAAATGAAAGCAGAAATCTAATGCGTTTATTTCAGCTGTATGAAAATGATTATAATGAAGATTTGCGTTCTGAGGTGATCACTCTACTTACGGCTGTAAGCGCAGAAGGCATTTCTGAAATCAGTACGCAAAACTTGTTGAACGATCTAGAACAACAAGGTTTTGCGGTTGATGCAGAAAGTTTATTGCTTTTGCTTGGTGACATGGAAATTGTCACTAATGCCACAGATCGAAAAATTTCAATTTCGACAATTGCCGCAGATAATATGGTCGGCGTACAGGCAGACGACGTCAAAGACGACCGCGTGGACAACATGGCGGCAAAACAGGCTACCAAAGGCATAGGCGAAGACGACACCACTATGCCAAGACGTAAACGAACCCTACGTCACATGGCAACAACCAAAAGGTAATATAAATGGCAGATTTAACAGCATCACAGGCCCGCACAATATCCACAACGGATCAGGTCATTTATAATGAGGTTGATACAATTACGCGTGCAATTTTGGTAGCTTCACTAGCGGGCGGCTTGTCTACTACAGTAGACAGTGGCACTACAATAACAGACAGTGTCGATTACTACAATGTGTGGTCCAACCAAGCTGACGACCGTAAAAAATCGTATGAGTACGGGCAGGTTATTGCACACTTCCAACGCCTTGGTTATAACATTGTGGCAAAGAAAAATACTGTAACAGAAAACACGCTCAAGTGGGAACTATACTGGTAATATATCAATAAACTACTAGACTTTTCAATGATTTAAGTGTATTATAGGGTATGATAACAAATAAATTCCCGTACACTGAAATTAAGCGTACACGTGTAGAAGGCAAACGCCTTTACGACACTGAAACAGGTTTCCTCCCATCAGTAACCACGATCCTCAGCAAGACAACTCCGTATGAAAAACGGAAGTCTTTGCAGGACTGGCGTGACAGGGTGGGACATGAAGAGGCCCAAAAAATCACAACGGAGGCGGCAAATGTCGGCACGTTGATGCACCAATACCTTGAGGATTGGGCAATCCATGACAAATTTGAACGTGCAGATAATATCATTCACCGGACTGCTGGCAGAATGGCTGACACCGTCATAAAAAACATCTCGCCACATTTAGACGAAGTATGGGGGACAGAAGTTACTCTGTACTATCCTGGTCTATATGCGGGCACAATTGACCTTCCAGGAGTATGGAAAGGCCAAGAGGCAATTATGGATTTTAAGCAGACAAATAAACCTAAAAAGCGTGAGTGGATCGAAGACTATTTCATGCAGGGATGTGCCTACGGCAACGCCCACAATGAACTCTTTGGTACCAACATCAAGACAGTTGCTATTTTTATGTGCAGTCGTGATTCAGAATTTCAACTGTTTGAAATCACTGGTGATGAGTTTGACGAATATTCGTCAAAATGGGCGCATCGCGTGGGTGAATTCTACAACCTCGATAAATAATAAGCTAGCAGAATAGACACAACATATATACTAATTTTATGCTGGGAGCACTATACGTTGTATAACAACGACAATAATAATAACGATAATAGCACTATGGATGAACTGAACATTAGTCAGTTACGAAATTTGTGGTTGCGTTCACCCGATGAACGCCTAGCCTGTTGGCGAGAATTTAGAATTGAAGCACAGTTTGTCTATGGCAATTGTGATGGTAATCCGTTGCCAATTTTAGAATCTATTAGTACGTGGTGGAACCAAGCCCCATCAGTAAGCGTAGCAATAGACCCTTATAATTTCAAATCTTGGCCAACTATCTGGGAAATTATTCATCAGGGAGAATGCTGTAAGTACAGTAGAGGTCTCGCCATGGCGTACAACATTCATTATATCGACCGTAATGCAAAAGTTACGTTAGATAGAGTGCGGGACCATACATACCACGATGAGTACCTGATAGCAACCTATAACGATGAATTTGTTTTAAATTCGTTACACGGGTCTGTGATTGATGCACAATCCGTCGATAGTTTAGAAATACGCGAGACTTGGGATATCCAAGCAGTCTTAACCAATACCTAACAGGAGAACTATATGAAAGATATCGATACCCGTGCCCTTATGGGCGAAGCAAAATTTTACGAAGGTTACAGTCGGTGGGACGACGATTTAGGCCGATACGAAACATGGGAAGAAAGCGTTTCCCGTGTCATGAACATGCACCGTGAATTCTACAAAGACAAGATGACTGACGAATTAGCTATCCTGATTGATGAGGCTGAGGCACTATACAAACTTAAATATGTCCTTGGGGCACAACGTGCGCTGCAATTTGGTGGCGATCAAATCCTTAAGCACCAAATGCGTATGTACAATTGCACATCCTCTTATGCAGACAGACCAGCCTTCTTTGGGGAAATGTTTTATATCCTTTTATGTGGCGCAGGAGCAGGATTTTCTGTACAAGAGCACCACATTGCTAAACTACCGAAGATTGCCCAACGTAAGGGCCAAGCGAAAATTCACGAAGTAGAAGACAGCATTGAAGGCTGGGCTACAGCCCTTGACGTTTTAATGTCAAGCTTTTTTATTGGCGGCAAGTATCCGGAATATGAGGGACGCAGAGTCTATTTTGACCTAGTCAAAGTTCGCCCAAAAGGTGCAATGATTTCAGGTGGATTTAAAGCTCCTGGCCCAGAACCCCTTCGCAAATCACTTGACAAGATCGAACATCTGCTACAAGGCGCAGTTCTTGCAGGCCGCACAACCCTCAAGCCGATTGAGGTGTACGATGTTTGTATGCATGCTGCGGACGCAGTACTAGCAGGCGGGGTACGTCGTTCAGCTACAATCTGTCTATTCAGTCCCACTGATGACGAAATGATTAGAGCAAAAACAGGCAACTGGTATGCTGACAATCCACAACGTGCCCGTTCGAACAACAGTGTCGTGATTGTGCGCAAAGAAGCAACTCGTGAACAATTTACCAAAATCATGAAATCAATTCGTGAATTCGGTGAGCCAGGGTTTGTATTTTCTGAATCCACCGAACACACTTATAATCCGTGTGTAGAAATTGGTAAGTATCCAGTTCTTATCGAAGGCAAAAAGAAAACCTCTGGTTGGCAAGGCTGTAATCTTAGTGAAATCAATGGCTCAAAATGTACGACAGAAGAAGAGTTTCTACGTGCATGTCGGGTTGGCGCAACAATGGGAACATTACAAGCTGGTTACACAGACTTCAAATTTTTAGATGAAACTAGCAAGAAGATTTTTGACCGTGAAGCACTGATCGGTGTATCTATCACGGGCTGGATGAACTCACCAGACATTCTGTTTGATGAAGAAATTCTTAAAAAAGGAGCTATCCTTGTCAAGAAAGTCAATCGTCAGGTAGCCAAGCTTTTGGGAATCAACCCAGCAGCTAGAACAACATGTGTTAAGCCGTCTGGCAATGCAAGTGTATTGCTTGGGACATCAAGCGGTATCCATGGCGACCATGCACCACGTTACATCCGCCACGTTCAAATGAACAAGGAAACAGAGGTAGCACAATTATTTGCTGAAACTAATCCTTACATGGTTGAAGACAGTGTTTGGTCAACAAATAACACTGATTATCAGATTGCCTTTCCTGTAATTGCACCACAAGATTCACTCTTCAAGAATGAACTATATGGTATCAAATTGCTAGAAAAAGTCAAGCTGGTACAGAACTCGTGGATTGAATATGGCACAGATGAATCTCTTTGTGTTGACCCAACCGTTCGCCACAATGTTTCCAATACAGTGCAGGTTGCACCGGATCAATGGGAAGAAGTCGAAGAGTATTTGTTCAACAACCGTGACAGTTTTGCTGGAATTTCATTCCTTGCCACAAGTGGTGACAAAGATTTCCACCAAGCACCATTCACGGAAGTTCTTACTGAGCAACAGTTAGTTGACAAATATGGCCGCGCCGCAATGTTCGCAAGTGGCTTGATTGTTGAAGCTGGAAAAGGGTATGACAATCTATGGTCTGCTACCTTCGCAGCCCAAGATAACTCCATACACCAAGGTGGCGAACAACGAGACCAAGGCGCTGATTGGGTCCGTCGTTTCAATAAATTTGCAATCAATTATTTTGATGGTGATGAAAAGATGGCGGAATATTGCCTGAAAGACGTTTCATTACTTCATAAATGGACTAAGATTCAAACACACATGAAGCCAGTTGACTTTAAGAACCGACTAAGTAAAAAGATGTTTACTGATATTGACACGATGGGTGCGATTGCGTGTCAAGGCGGGGCATGTGAGATTTAACTAACTCTTGAAATTGTGTGGCCCGTTGTATTGTGGCGGGCTACACTCACGATATAAAAATTTAAACCAAGGAACCCTTAATGAACCAAACATACACAAAAGACTATGACGAATGGAACAATCGCCGCGAGCGATCTGAACGAGTTAAAGGCTCTGAGCAAATCCCACTGAGTGTTCCTGAAAACTTACGAACACAATTCAAAGGATTTGCATTCGGACCAATTGTACTGGATGACGATGACGTCGCCCACGCATGTCAAACGCGAGTTTTAGGTGAAGGTGACAGCATTTGCAATTATGATTACAGTGATTGTTATTTGCTTGATTATCACATCGTAGTTTACGACACTCGTCCAATCGACACCAACCACGACATTGACCTTAATGCGCCTTATATGAATAAGACTGGTATTAGAGTTCGTTATTCTGGACAAGAAAAGGCAATGGATCAAGAAAAGGCCACAGATGAAACTATTTGAAAACAGACGACCAGGAAATTATACCGAGGGCAGTCCAAGCAAGGCTGCAATTACGCGGACTACAACTCCAAAAGGAAATGTGTTCTGGTTAATAAAAACACCATTTACAACATGTGGGGACTACTGTGACCCCAACACCTTTGAATTAAAAAATGGTAGATGTCGTATTGTATATAAAATTGCAAAAGGCCGCAGAGAAAAATATTACGTACCAATTCTATGACTATGAAGTCTATAACTTATAGGAAAAATTAATGATAAACACGATTATATGGAGTAAAGATAATTGCCCGTATTGCGATATGGCCAAGAATTTACTAAACACGTCGGGAATTGCATACGAAGAACGCAAAATTCAGACTGGGCAATGGACCAAAGAGGAATTGCTAGAAGCTGTTCCCAATGCAAAAACTGTCCCACAGATATTTGTACATGGTGAATATGTCGGTGGATTTAACGAATTAGAAGTATATTATGAAAATCATAATATGTACAATGGAAAAGAAAGTTTTTAATGCTACAACCAACACAACAACCAAACGAAGTATATACACTCAAACTAGTAACGGGCGAAGAAGTCATTGGCTATTTGGTGAGTGATGTCAAAGAAGGTATTACCTTGCGTAAACCCGTCGTACCAGTCCAGATGGACGAGGGGTTTGGTCTTGCGCCATACTTGATGACGTCAGATTATTTACATAGCGGTAATGGCGAACTTAATTTTAAGCCAAGCGCGATTGTCACGTCTGGTCTTACAGGTACTGGATTTGCAAATATGTACATGCAACAAGTCAGTGGAATTGACATGTCGCCCGGCAATAATTCGGGCTTGATTATGACATAAATACTGTATAAGGGAAAACTATGAACACACCAGTCCATCGCAATACAGATAGTCGATCATGCACGGCAAAAACTATAGTGTCTGGGCAGGCAAGCGTTTACGTGAATAATCTCCTTGCCAGTGTGCAAGGAGATCGTAACACTCACGGTGACGGTGCACTTGGAGCAACTATAAACGATGGTACGGTGTGGATCAACAATAAAAAATTAGTGCTTAAAGGCAGCAATGCAAGCCCTGATATGTTATGTGCACCACAGGGTGGACAACATTGTAATCCTAAAAGTGTTGGTGCTAGTTCCAACGTATATGCATGTGGCGGCGGTAGTGGCGGAAGTCATGGCGGAAGTCCAGACGAGGCATTTCCTGATCCTAGTGGGTCCGATCTTTATCCTGGCACTGCCGACTCAAGCGCACAAGCAGGTGATGGCACACCATTGCCCAGACCCTACACAGACCCTGATGGTGAAGATTCGTTTGACCAATCCGAATACAGTGCAGCAGACCAAACTAGTATCGCTGAACTTGAAAATGATCCTGAATGGCAAGCCAAACTTACAGAAATGGAAGCCAAGTATCCAGGATTAGATCGCGCACAGCTTTACGATGTTATCAATGGTGAGAGTAACTTTAATCCACAGGCCCGCAACGGCGACACCGACGCAAGTGGCTTATTTCAATTCATGCCAGTTCCAGCGTCAGAGATTGGATATAATGTCGACCAAATTGCACAAATGTCTCCTGTTCAACAGCTTAATGTATATGACAAATATTTAGATCGTTGGAATTATAATGGCGACAATCATCTTGGTATGATGCAGGCAGCGCCAGCATATGCTAGTCGTAGCCCAGGATCAGTTATATATCCTGTGGGTTCAGCTGCCCACACCCAGAATCCTGGATGGAGACCATCAAACGGTGGACACATTACGGTGCAGAGCATCAATGATTATTATAACAAAGGGTAACTAATGCCATTTACAGATTTTCCTAACGGCCTTTCAGGTGCGTCCGATTACCTCAGTTCTAACAACTCATTAACTGCCGAACTTACGGGCAGCGTGGCAGATATTGGACGATTTATCGTATCAGGTGAAATGGATAATAATCTCAAAGAGATTATTTGTTCACTGATGGCTGGTCGAGGCCTAAAGTTACCAAACTTACAGATATGTATTAGTATAAATCTTAAAGAATTGCTTGGTGGCTTTGTTGGCAAAATTCAAGATGTACTGTATCAAGCGTTATCGGCCCTCGACGCAGCATTCGATAAATTCATGGATCACCTCAAGTTAGACGCAGTTTTAGGCCGGATCAACGGTATCCTTGGTGAAATTACAAATATTGCCAACATGATCAATTTTTGTTCAGCGCCTATTAATCCAATTCAAATTCCCAATGTGTTGGAAAATGCAATGGACAGTTTCTTGGGCAAAGGTAAGTCGATTGTAGATTCAATCGGCACTATACTACCAGAGAATATCGGAGGATGTCTGATAGATGGCCTCAGCTCATTTGATACAGGAATTTTAGGACGACTGAATGACGTATATGACGATCTAATTGCAGGCACGTTGCCCGACGACATTATATACGGACTGCTTCCGGATATAACGGCAGTCACCACATCTATCACTACCCTTATTGATAGTGAGACCAAGGTGCCCACCAATTACGACCAAGGCGGCAGTGATTTTGCAGAAGACAACACCACTGTCCCTGACGAGAATAGCAACGCTGTTACTGATACGAATGGCAATGTTATCGGCACAGTTGTCTCCAGTGGCACTGCCACAGCCATTGTCACTGATACAAATGATAACGTTATCGGTAGGGTTATAGGCACGGCTACAGTCACTGATACAAATGATAACGTTATCGGCATAGTCACGTCCACGGGCTTCATCACTGATGCAAATGGCAACGTTATTAGCAATGTCACAGGCACAGGCACTGGTACGTCCACGGGCTTCATCACTGATGGAAGTGGGAACGTTATTGGCAATGTTACGGGCACTTTTACTGGCACTGGCGCAGGCGCAGGCACAGTCACTGATACGAATGGTAACGTGATCGGTACAGTTGGTAATGATGGAACTACAGTCACTGATACGAATGGTAATGTAATCGGCACAGTCACAGGCACCACCACTGGACGGACAACTAATACTGGTATTGGGGTACTATACAATTCTGTTGACGAAGGCATCGGCGGCGCAACGAGCAATGGTTCTGCAATTTGGTCCGCATACCAATCATTGGGTAGCTACCAAGTCGTAGACAGTGATGGTACCGTATACGACAACATATTTGAAACGTTCTGTGATCCAGATTTAATTCGTATCTTACGTCGCACACCAAATCCAACACCAGAAATTTCCGAACAGGTTCCTGTACGAAACTATTGTGGAGAAATAATTGGCTACACAAAAGTAGTCAGTCAGTCAGCACCAGACGTTAGCGTAGGCACAGTGCCCGCAGTAATTAATCAACCGGGGTTTGATGCAGGTGGCTTGCCGACAAATCCAACCAATCAAGCGCTTGCCGCCTCACAGGCGGCAGTGCTGACCGCTGGCAACAGTGATGTTTCGGCCACTGCAACCACCACTACTTCTGCGATTATAGAAATTCTGTTTGACGGTGCCCGCCTGACACCCCCATCTGGCAAGGCATGGTTTGTAACCATATCAGCGGTTGCCCGTCGCTCAGACGACACTGGTGTGATCGCCATTAAAATTGAAGGACTGGTAGACAACAATGCTGGGACAGTTTCTATGCTAGGGGGAGCAGGGAACAAGACAACGTACAATGACACAGCCGCCACAGACAATTATAATGTATTACTTGACGTGACTTCAAATCAATTCCGTGTTAGGATACAAGGTGACACTGGTCATACGGTCGGTTGGAAAGTAAAATTCGACTTCATTGAGGCCCCATAAGACTTGACAACCAACCCACCTTGCTATATAGTTACTATATAAGTTAATCCAACTGTAAGGAAAAATCGATGAGATCGAAACTATGTGAAGACGGACTCCACCGTATTTTGGCAAAAGTAGTCGTGCCAATGGGCGCGGCGGAACTAACCGTATTTGCGTTGGCCCACCCCTGTTTTATTAATAATGCAGACGCTATGAACACCTTTGAAAATCTTAACAAGCGAGAATTGTTTAGTGTTGCAAAGGAAAGTGTAGCCTATCGCGGTGACAACGTAGATATCGCTACCAAACATTTAAAACAAGTATGGACCCAGCGCCAAATCACCCGTGCCACTGTACATGTTAAACTGCTATTTCCAGAGGTAGACTAATGGCAATGGCAGAAAGATGTCCTGGATGTGGCGTAATGGGTGCGGGGTGTATCTGCGCAATTGTGCACCCAACCATGTACCCAACCATGTACCCACCCATGTACCCACCGTATCAACCACTTCCACGCGACGACTATATCCAGCCAATGATCCCAATGCCCTTAAGCAGGGACCATGCTAAACTTATGTTGCTCGTCGCGCAACAGTATCTTGACGACAACCCTATTGAACCAAGGGAGCCTGAATGATGGTTGCCCCAACAGCGTCGTGCCGTTTCATGATATTACCAATTTGATGGAGGACTAACAATGAAGCATCCCATGCAGAAAATCAAATTCGCCGACGATGGTGTGATCAGGTTTGTAAAAAACGACATTATCCGCTACTTGATCGATAACGGCTCGATTGACCTTAATGACTTGGCTCAAATGGAGTTCTCTAAAGCAGATCGCCGCCAGTTATCTCAGCTTATTGGTTACAGCGTTTCAGGATATGGTGGGCTAAGTCACGCGGCAGGCAGTAAGTCCATGTACCGTGCTGACGAGATCGCCGCCCGTATGGCAGATGAGAAGGACGAATAATGGTTGATATTTTAGACGTACTTTCTGGAGCACGTCGTAGGTCTGATGCAGTGATTAAAATGCATGATCTACGCGGAGCATCCAAGGCAACACTGCTAAAAACCTCGACAGCATGTGAGCGGGCGGCAGACGAGATTAAACAGCTGAGGGCAGAATTGGCAAATTTCAAGCATGATCCAAAATGCGCAAGCTGCGGCTGGCCTAAGTCTAATCATCCCTATCGTCACCCGTTTGTAGCGGTAGCATTAGGGGAGGACAGTTAGATGGCAGTTGGATGTGACCCGAAAATCCCGTTTTGGGATGGATTAATTGACAAAGTTTTGTATAAGCTTTATCAGATTGGCGTGCCGCTAGGTAGGTATTCATCAACCAATTTACAGGACGGTAAGCAAGAGACTACAGATTTCGCTATGGGCGATGCGGTGGCGACTGTTGGGATACGTTCTGATGGGTCCATGTGGGTTTCCGTCCAGTCGAACAGCGACTCACATT